TCAGCGAAAGCAGCTATTGCAGCGGCTGCGAATGGGAAGGGCAGGAAGGCCAAGCGCAAGCTGGAACGCTTGATGGCAGCCGAAGAGGCCAGGCAGAAGGCCGTTGCTGCCGCTAAAGCTACGACGACAGCAGCAGCGGCAAGTGGAGGGGCTACGACGGCAGTAGCCGGGAGTAAAGGGACTGCGGTAGCCACAGGCAAGAGCGGTAAGAAGGGCAGCATTCGAGAGCGCATCAAGACCAAGTTCGATAATCCTCCGAATGTGTTCACGCGAAATTACCGGAAGCTGAGAAAACCACTGGGGAATGATCCGATTCATGTCACGATGGAGAAGAATAAAGACGCAATAAGTGCGGCTGGGGGCTTTCTAGCCTCGATAAAAGACCAATCGCTTGAAGCAGCCAAAGTCTTCAGCAGCTCGTTCGGTATTCTCCGTTCAGTATCGGGAGCCTCAGAGCAGGAAATGGGCGGATTAGTCCAGTCCTTTAAAACGGTAGGCGGGCAAGTACCGCAAAGCCTGAACGAGGTTGCCAAGGCGGTCGGAATTTTGAGCCGGGATACGACGTTAACAGATAAGGCCCTGGAATCCATGTCCAAAACCGTATTGGATGCTGCGAGATTAACGGGGACAGATAGTGCGGTCGCTGCTGAGACTGCAGCCAAATCAATGGGAATATGGGGAATTGCCGCAGAAGGTAGTACGGACATGATGGATAAATTTTTTGCGGCGAGCAGAGCAGGCAGCGTAAATATGGGCGATCTTATGACGAAGATGGGTCAAGTGGGCGATCCTCTGAAAAATATGGGGCTAGGTTTCGATCAATCGGTGGTCCTGCTCTCCAAATGGCAGAAGGAAGGTCTTAACCCGATTGAAGATGCTCTCAAGAAACCCCTTCCTTCGGGGGGGATATCCGAGATTGCCGACAAAATTAGAAATGCGGGCTCCGCTGCCGAAGCAGCGAAGATAGCTACTGAAGTATTCGGGGATAAAGTCAGTGGGGATTTAGTTGCTGCTTTACGGGGCGGTACCGTTGAATTCAACGGCATTCTGGGTGCAATGAATCAATCAAAAGGAGCGATAGCCAATCATTCCCAAGCAGTTATGAGCTTCGGGGATCGGTTTGATACGCTTCAGAACCGGATTACGATTGCGCTCGCTCCATTGGGAGAAGCACTGCTGCCTTTCGGAGAGGCGATGGCAACGGTAGTCGAGTTTATAACCAGGAATGCGGATATTCTGGTTCCTGCGATTACGGCGATGGCAGGTGTTCTGGTAGCTCTGTTTGCCCCAGCCTTATGGGCATCTGCCGTCGCAGGATGGGCGGCAGTAGCTCCATTCCTGCCGATTATTGCTGTGGTAGCTCTGGTAGGTGCAGCCGTAGCTGGGCTTGCGTACTTATTCAAAAGACATATGGAAGATATTATGAAGCTTGTGCAGTGGGCTTCTGACGGCATAGCTTCACTTTTCGGCAAGAAGACTACAACGCTTGATGTGCAGGGTACAACATCGCTGGCTGGCGCGGGGTCGGTATCGAATGGTGGACCTCCGCCTGCGAAGTATCACGGAATGGATTATGTCCCCTATGACGGAATGCTGGCCCGTCTGCATAAAGGCGAGAGGATTATGACGGCCAGCGAGAACCGGGAATTTTCCCAGGGAGGCAGCGGTTCGATCTCCATTACGGGAAATACGTTTCATGTGCGCCAGGAGAGCGACATTGATGCGATTGCTAGAGCGCTGGCACATGAAATCAAGGCTGCAGGGGGGCTGATGGCATAATGGCTTCGCTTGAATTTTGGCTTAAATCGGTGGAGGAGAGCGAGTGGCTATGGCTTCCCGTCAACCCGGAGCAGATATCTGTCAAGAGTACTCACGGCTATGAGGATGTAAAGGTCACACAGCTTGGGGAATATTCGATTATTGGCGAAGGCGCGCTAAAGGAATATTCCTTCTCTTCATTTTTCCCACGGGACTATCATCCAGGATACTGTGAGTATGAAGATCTTCGAGATCCTTGGGAGACTGTTGAATTGATTGAGACATGGATGAAAAGCCGTAAGCCGGTTCGCTTGAATGTTACTGGAACGAAGATCGAAGGGCTTGCAACCATCCGCTCATTTCAATACAGCGAGCGGGCGGGCAGCCCTGGGGATATTTATTATGATCTTGAGCTTAAGGAGTATGTTGAGGTTCAATTCCGGCAGGTAGAGACGTCCGGTTCAGGAAAGGCGATGGTGATTAAAGGGGAAGAACGGCCTGATAATAAGGCCGTCCCTGGTATATACGTTGTTATTCCTGCTGATACGTTATGGAAGATCGCTCAGCGAACGCTGGGCAATGGAGACCGCTGGAAGGAAATATACAGCGCTAATAAACAAACCATCGGCAAAGACCCTAACCAAATCAAGCCCGGTCAGAAGCTGGTGATTCCAAAATGACCTGGAGCGTAATATACACGGGTAGCGAGGGTGCTGTTTATCTTGATCCTATAGTGAAGTCGATCAACTGGTCAGGGGATATCAAACAGGCCTCCCGTAAGCTCGTTGTCGAGTTGTCCAATACAGGGGATTTGAGAGAGCTGTACATGAATTTTGAAAAGGGTAGGCAGTTGCAACTGGTAGAAGATGGAAAGACAGAGTTGTTTCGGGGTGTACTGTTTGCGGACAGCATAGACTCCACAGGACAGATGAGTCTGACCGGGTATGATGAGAACATTTATTTAACCAAAAATAAGGATACGAAAATATTCCGCAATCAAAAGGCTTCAGCCATTGTAAAGCGACTGTGCAATGAATTTTCTATTCCTGTTGGAGAAATTCATGATACTGGCTTCGTCATCCCCAAGCTCGTTTTTCGGGATAAAACACTCTTTGAAATGATGGTGATGGCGATTACCGAGTCACATAAACAGAATGGAGAGACCTTCTACCTCACCTCCCAAAATGGCAAGCTCCAGCTGCTCGCACGTAAAGAACAGTCGGTAAAATGGGTGCTGGAGAATGGGGTGAACGTACTGAATGCCAGCTATTCTCAATCTATTGAAGAGACACGTACTCAGATCAAAGTGATGACCGGGGATGAGAAGAAGAAGGAGGTCTCGACAAGTGTTAAGGACGGGCAGCTAGTCCAGAAATTTGGCCTTATGCAGCATTTAGAGAAGCCGAATGGGCAAATGACCAAATCGCAAATGGAACAGCGTGCCAAGCAATTACTTAAGGATATGTCAGCTATTCAAGATGAAGCACGCATTGAATGCCTTGGCATATCTGAGGTCATTTCCGGCGCAACGGTATACGTTAAGGAGTCCATTACCGGACTACTCGGCGGTTACTATGTCTCGGCTGATGATCACAAATTTGAGAATGGCCATCATACGATGTCGCTAACTCTGTCGCAGACAGATGAGCTTCCGAAGATGGAGTACGAGAAGCAGAAGGGAGGATGAGGATATCGTGGAAAGGATCGAAGGCTCGGGAGCCAGCCAACTCGTTCAGTTGATCCGGGCGATTGGCTACAATGCCGATATATCCGTAGAGCTGGCTACAGTCACTTCCGCTCCTCCAAAGCTGAAAATCAAGGTAGATCACATGAATTTGGAACTGGAAAAAGATGATTTGATTGTGGCTCATTGCCTGACCAAGTTTACGCGGCAGGTGAAATTAAAGAGCTCCGGCAAGGCAAAGATATCGGCCTCAGGATTAGGAATAAGCTCGACGCAAACCTTGACGCTAAGTTCGGGTACAGGGGAATTGGAGTTTTTAACTTTCGGACTATCCTCGGCAAATTTCGAGACTGGGGAAGCTGAATTAGAATTTAACGACGAGTTGAAGGAAGGCGAACGCGTCATCGTTGCCGGAATTCATCAGGGACAAACGTATATTATTCTGGATCGGGCGGTGATGTATTGATGTCATTGTCTCCGCTGAACAAGCCGGAAGATAGATTTGTAGTCGTAGAGACGGCCCCTTCACCTTCGAGAACGTATCTCTTTGATTTTGATACCGGAGAGCTTCAAGATCCCATCATAGATGGAGAGGAAGCGATTCGTCAGTTTATTCACAAGGCTATATTGACGGCCAGGTATCGGTATCTTATCTACAATGGGCAGTATGGCTGTGAGATAGATAGTCTACTTGGAGGAGATATTTCTCAGCAATTGTTAAAAAGCGAAGTGGTCCGTGTCATTACCGAGGCGTTAAAGTGGGATGACCGTGTTCAAAAAATAGATAAGTTTCAAATTGTGCGTGACAGCGATAAATTGTTAGTTACTTTTACAGTCCATACCAATGAAGGCGTGATTGAACAGGAGGTGAACATTTAGCATGTATGAGAATCAGACCAAGGTAGCTATTCTGCAAAGAATGCTGGACGCATCGCCTGAGGATATCGATAAACGGCAGGGTTCTATTACATTTGATCTGCTATCCCCTGCTGCCATTGAATTAGCCCATGCTTACATTGAACTTGATAACGTTCTTAAATTCGGATTTGCCAGCCCGGAACAGCCGTCTCATTATCTCGATCTGCGTGCCGAGGAGTTCGGCCTCAGCCGGCGGGCTAGTATAAAGGCGGAAGGAAAGCTCGTCTTTAGTGGTAAAGAGGAGACTCTAATCCCGGCAGGTACGGCAGTATCTACGGATGAAGAGCTTCCTATTGTATTTGTTACTGTTGAAGCGGGGACCGTCCGTCAGGGATCAGCGGTTGTCAAAGCAGAGGCTGCTGTAGCGGGAAGCAGGGGGAATGTCGCAGCAGGACGGATCAAGCTGGTGCTGGGCAATTTATCCGGTATCGTGTTCGTGACGAATTTGCAGCCTTTTATAAACGGAACCGACATCGAATCCGATGAATCTTTGCTTGTCCGGTATTTCGATCGAGTAAGAAGGCCGGCTACGAGCGGAAATGTATGGCACTATCGGCAGTGGGCGATGGAAATTCCGGGGGTAGGGGATGTGAAGGTTTTTCCTGTATGGAACGGTAATGGCACCGTTAAGCTGGCTGTTCTATCCGACGATAAGAGGGCTCCAGTGCCTTCGGTCATTGAGCGGGTGAAGACGGCGGTTGAAGAGCGACGCCCCGTTGGTGCATTGGTAACTGTGTCACCAGCCGTGGAAGTAAAGGTCAATGTTTCAGCTAGAGTAACTTTAAAAGCTGGAGCTGCCCTGGAGGTAGTTAAGGAGAAATTTACGAGGGAGCTCACTACTTTTTTGGCGGAGTTAGCTTTCCAGAAATCAATTGTTCCGTACAATCGAGTGTTCGGATTGCTGCTGGATATTGAAGAGATTGAGGATTTCAGCGAAATGACAATCAACGGAGTAGGCGGAAATTTGCACATAGGTGAAGAACAAGTGGCGGTGGCCGGGGTGGTGAGTTTTGTTGTCGCGTAATATCCATCGGGAGTTGTTGGAATATTTGCCGAGCTATTATGCGGATTCCTACATCGTTAACAATTTGACCGAACGGGAAGCGGGGGAACTGCTGGCCTTAAGAGCCGGAATTCAACAGGTAATGGGCCAGTTTTTCATCGATACGGCAACCTGGGGATTGGCAAGCTGGGAGGAAATCTGCGGAATTCCCGTCGATACAGTGAAGCCGGACGATCAGAGACGCTCAGTCATTAAATCCAAGCTTAGGGGAGCCGGGACGGTTACACTTGCGGTGATCAAGAACGTGGCGGATTCTTTTGAGAATGGAGAAATTCACCTTCAAGAAAACTTTGCCGAGTATGAAGTGGTCATTACTTTTATTGGCAAACGGGGGGTTCCGCCTAACGAGAATGATGTTCGGAAAGCTCTGCGAGAAATTGTCCCCGCCCACTTAAATTTGAAATTCCAATATACGTATTTAATATGGGATGAGCTCGATGCTGCGGACTTAACATGGGATGAATTGGATGGAATGAACAAGACATGGGACCAACTGGAAGTATGGAAGCCTTAAGGAGGATTGCGATATATGCCTAAATTGCCTAGCGGGCTGAAAACATTTGAGGCAAGCGATACGGTCAGACGTATTGCACAGAATGAGAATATTGAAGCGATGGATGCTCTTTTTCATGAGTCGAAAGGGCACCGTCATACGGGTAAGGGAGGCGACGCTCCGCAGATCGGCAAGGAAGGGCTTGCAGCCGGGGCTGTTGTATCGGAGAAACTGGCATCTGGAGCTGTCAGCGGCGACAAGATCGCCCGAAACAGCATTGAGCGCCAGCATCTCCACCAGGGCAATTTGAGCTCCAACATTGCCAAATTCAAACGGACTCAAGTGACGGGAGGTTCGCTTATTGGCATTCCGACTACTCCGTTTACGTATCAGTGGGGAAATGCAGGAGACAACCATTATTGGAGTCTTACGAAGTCGGTGAAGCTCCCTCAATCGCTTATTATTGATCTAGGAAAGGAATACCGTAAAATTGAGGGGATGTCCTTTGGCTCCTGGCTGGGTTCAGATGTAAGCAAAATGCCTCTAGGCTTTTATGTTGAAGTAACCGTGGATGTTTTTGAGACCTGGGATCGCGTATATACACATACAGGAAGCGTGTACGAACCTTTTAATTACTTACCATTCTCTACGGAGTCTCATGGAAGATACATCAGATTGACAGTAACGGAGCATAGCGTATCGAATGAGAGCGTCATTTCATGTATTGCCGCATATAGCAGATCTCATGGAAATGTAGATCTGGATCCGCTGGAGGATGAACGTTCTTGGGGATTGAATGCAAGACTGCAGGGCTTGATGATTGTTCCGGAGGGAAGGGTTACGGACAATGGCGCAGGAGCATTGACTCTCGGCGGTGCCATCACAATAATGAGTCCGGCATCAGGGACATATTTTCAGGTTAAAGGCGGAACGTATTCATTGAACAGTTGGGGATATTTATACGTGGATATTCCTTATCAACACGGTGTTCTGGTAACACCTGGTGTGGCAAACTGGAATCCTGGCGAGAGGTCTTACGATAAGGATCGGATTATTTTGGCACAGCGGTATGGCGCAAACAGTGAAATATTTATGCATTCGGCACTGAGATCCAGGCTATCTGGAACGAGCCCAGATGCGGATAAGGTGGATGGGATCGATTTTCAAACCAAAAACGGGTTTCTGGAGTTTAATGACGGAACGGGGTGGAGAGGCGTGGGAATCAAGAGTGTGCAGCGCGGAACTGCTAGCTTTGCAGAAGCTATTATCGGAGGAGGTTCGATGGTCAATGATATTACAATTGCAGCAGTAAACCCGCAAAAAGCTTATATTAACATTACAACCTCTGGAGTGACCCACTGGTCCCAGACTTCCCCGATGATGGATAGCTCCGTCTGCGCGAGAATTGTCGGAAATGATAAGGTGCGGTTTAACTTTAAGGATGGTATCTACGATGCTTATGTAGAAATTTCCTGGGAGGTGATTGAATTTGCCTAA